CCTTCAAAATACCCCGGGGGGACATTTTAGAAATCGGTTTTGTTATTTCCAAAGATGTGTAGATGATCGAGTCTCTTTTTTCAAGGTCTCCTTTTAGGAGAGAAAGAATTTGCATGCCCAGCAAAGTACTTCTTTAGATTGTCTACACATCTTTGGAAATAACTTTGAGAAACAGGAGGCATGATATGGCCAAATTTAAAAAAAGCGGAATCGGTAACGAGCCGGAAAAACTCAGGCCAGTCATTACACCTGAGATTCGAGAAGCTCGTTTAACGTCATTAGCTCAGGATTGTGCTGAACGGCAGCTCCTTGATGGTACAGCAAGTTCGGCAATAGTCGTACATTACTTAAAGTTGGCAACGGTTAAGAGTCAGCTAGAACTCGAGAATCTTCGACAGGACAACCTTTTAAAATCAGCAAAGACTGATTCACTCAAAAATCAAGAAAGCGACAACAAGTTGTTTGCAGAAGTTCTTAGTGCATTAAAGGGTTATCGAGGAGAGGGCGTTGAGTCTGAGCCATATGAGGACTTTTAAGTATGTTCAGGACTTATTCAGAGTTGATGTCATTTGACACATTCGAGGAACGATTAAATTATTTGTTGTTAGACGGTAAAGTAGCTGATGAGACATTTGGTGGTTATCGACAACTCAATCAAATGTTTTATAGGTCAAATGAATGGAACGACGTACGTTTGTTCTGTATTGAACGTGATGCAAAAAGAATCGCTCTATTAGGTAACGGAGTTTATCCATGTGATCTGGCGTGTGAAGATCATCCAATCACAGATAAGTCGGTGCCACTAATAGTGCATCACATGAACCCGATTAAAATCGAGGACATCATCAATCGCAATCCAGATATACTCAATCCAGAGTTGCTTATAACAACAATCAAAGAAACTCATGATATTATATCATATGGCGGAAAAATATACAAGTCCGACTTTGTTATACGAAGGCCTAATGATACAATACCGTGGAAACAATGAAAGGACAACAGACATGTCAGCAACAGGTAGCATTCTTAATTCAGTAAAATCATATCTTGGCGAGATAGCTGTCGAAGATACTGATTTCGATTCAAACCTTATCCAGTGTATCAATGCGTCCTTTCAAACAATGTATACAGAGGGCGTAGGACCTTATGACGAGCCGTTTAGTATAACCGATGGCTCTACAACATGGGAGTCGTTTCTCGGTGAATACAATCTTCCCGGAATTGACTCATATTTAGGGTTACTTGTCCAATCACTGTTCGATCCATCACCTAGTCAGGTCATAAGTGGTATTCGCGAGAAGAATATGGAGCGACTTCGTTTCAGTCTTAGAATTGCCACACAGGAAATAAGAGATCGAGCTCAATCTACAGGGGGGTGAAATCACAGTGGAATTTTCTCACATTGGAAAAGGACACCTTGACGGAGGACGAAGCGGTAGATACCCTTGGGGTTCTGGCGACAATCCTCATCAGAGAGTCGAGGGTGCCGAGAAGAAAAAGTATAAAGTGGTTCGGGGTTATAAGAACTTTAAAACTGAAGACCTCGAAAAACTTCTCGCCGAGTTAAAGAAAGAGGAGTATAAGAAGCAGCTGATCAGGGATATCGAAAAACTTGATGCGAAGCTCCACAATCGAAGACTCGAAGAAAAAGATAAAGGATTTGCCGAATCTTTCCGGAAAGGTTTTAGAGGAGAGTTAGGTGAGTCTACAAAGAGGGCTGTAACAAAAGGTGTTGAGACTGCTTTAAGTGGTCTTGTTTCGAAAGCCCTGTCTAAAGTCGGGCAGAAATACCTGATCGACGCCCTTGACAGAAAGCTTAATGTACCGGTGAAACCTATCGCCGATGCAGTCAAAGCAGCTAAGAAATAATGAGTGTTGTACAAGCCACCTATAATGGTGCAACAATCACTCTATCCAACACCGCAACGCCATACTATTATGGATGTTTTCGTAAAGCTGTTCAAGAAGGAAGAATCCCGATTAACAGAAAAATTGAAGCCCAGATGAATCTGATAGACATGCTTATAGCTAATCCGAACATGTACTACAGTAGAGAACCGGTAGAAGGTTATATAAAGTATTGTGAGATGGAGTTGTGTCTAACCGATGGTACACCCATGCATGTACTAGATTCTTATAAACTTTGGGCCGAAGATATTCTTGGTTGGTTTTATTTCGTAGACCGAACAGTATTTGAGATAAACCCGGATGGTAATGGTGGAAAGTACGTTAAGAAAAAGATTCTTAAGAGACTTCGAAACAAACAGTTTCTAATAGTTGGTCGAGGTGGATCAAAAACTCTGTATGATACTTCAATACAGTCATATTTTCAAAATATTGATCCAACAACAACTGACCAGATAGTAACATCACCTACGATGAGACAGTCTGAGGAAACGCTTAATCCTCTTAAGACCGCTATTCTTAAAGCACATGGTCCATTGTTCAAGCTATTGACTAGAGGGTCATTGCAAAATACAACCGGAAATGTTAAAGATCGAAAGATGCTTTGTTCAACCAAAAAGGGTGTCGAGAATTTTGTAACTAATTCTATCATTAGGATTCTTCCGATGAGTATAGATAAGTTACAGGGTCTTAGATGCAAAATAGCAACTGTAGATGAGCTTCTGTCTTGTGATATACGAGAGAGTCCCATTGATGCTATTGCACAGGGTTGTTCAAAACTCGATGACTGGTTGATTGTTGTTACTTCTTCTGAAGGAACAGTCAGAAACGGTTGTGGTGATACCATTGAAATGGAATTGGATAAAATACTAAAGGGCGAGTATTTAGCTCCAGATGTTTCTATTTGGTGGTATAGATTGGATACGGTTGAAGAAGTAGCTCGTCCCGAATTATGGCCTAAAGCCAATCCAAACATCGGAATAACAGTTACTTATGAAACATATCAACTTGACGTTGAAAGAGCTGAAAAAGTACCGTCAGCTCGTAACGATATTCTAGCAAAGAGATTTGGAATACCTACTGAGGGTTACACATATTTCTTTGCATATGAAGAAACAATCCCTCATGGTGCTACAAATTTTTGGCAGATGGATTGCTATCTTGGTGCAGACATGTCTCAGGGCGATGACTTTTGCTCATTCTTGTTCTTATTTCAACTTCCGGACGAGAGGTTAGGCATTAAGACGATAAACTTCATATCATCTTATACTTTTTCAAAATTACCGATGGGACCTAGAGCAAAGTATGAAGAGTTTATCAAAGAGGGCAGCCTGTATGTCAAAGATGGAACCATCTTACCAATGACTCAAGTGTATGATGATGTTATAGAATACATTAATTCTAACGAGTATTCGGTTCTTGGCTTTGGATACGATCCGTATAATGCTCAAGAATTTGTAAATCGGTGGATTATAGAGCATGGTGAGTATGGATGTCAAAAAGTAGCACAGGGAGCAAAGACAGAGACAGTTCCGTTAGGTGAATTAAAGAAACTAGCTGAACAGAGAAAACTGATCTTTGACCAGAGTATCATGAGTTTTGGTATGGGAAATGCCATTACACTCGAAGATACAAATGGTAACAGAAAATTGTGGAAAAAGCGACGAGACGACAAAATCGACCCCGTTGCAGCACTGGTCGACGCTTATGTTGCATATAAAAGAATGTCGATCTTTTAACCAAATAGGAGGGATGTCGTGAATATTTTTACACGAATCAAGTCCATGTTAATTGGTAGTAATCTGGACCCTACATCCGATGGCTATAAATCACCAACTTCATTGGGTTATTATTATGGAGAACAGCAGTGGACAGGCGGTTGGAGTGAACCGGATATAATCTCCTTTCCGCAGACGGTGAGTAAGACGATTCTCGGATCAATTATTACCAGAATGGCTGTCGATGTTTCACAGTTTAAATTTCAGCATGTTCAGTTGGATGACGCGAATAGATACAAATCGACTATTCAGAGTGGTTTGACAACGTGTTTGACATTGGCTGCCAACATCGATCAGACATATGACCATTTCATTAGAAATGTCATGCTGATAATGCTTAGTGAAGGAAGCGTCGGAGTCGTTGTAACAGATGCTGATGGCAATGTTGTTACTGCGGATAATATTACAGCAATGCGATGCGGTAGTGTTGTCGACTATGGTGCACAAACTGTCAAAATATCTCTCTACAATGAGCAAACCGGTCAAAAACAAGAAATCGTTTTATCCAAAAAGGAAGTAGCGATTATTGAAAACCCGTTCTACCATATCATGAATGCACCGAACTCAACGATGCAGGATCTTGCAAAGGTGTTAAAGACCATGAATGTTCAGGATAGCCGACAAAGATCGGACAAAATGAACCTTGGTATTAGAGCACCTTATCCGCTTAATTCAGAAGCTGGAAAGAAAAGAGCTTTGCAAAGATCGGAAGAGATCGAAAGAGATCTCAACAATTCGAAGCATGGTATCTTCTTCTATGGGCCGGAAGAGGCGCTTACGCCATTAAACAGGCCTATTGACAGTACTTTATTGGCGAGAATAGAATTTCTTACCAATCAAGCATTATCTGAGTTAGGCTTCAGTATTGAGATTCTTAACGGTACAGCAACACCAGCAGCTTTGCAGGTATATAACACGAGAATACTTCAGCCGTGTGCTAATGCTATAGCTAATGGCTTAACGAGAACGTTTCTCACGACAGATCAGATACTACGAGATCATCAATCAGTGGTATACTTCAAAGATCCGTTTGCTATGATGCCTGTTGAGATGGTTGCTGAGATGTCTGACAAAATGACTCGAAATGAAATCATGACTTCTAATGAAGTTCGTCAGGCAATAGGCATGGTTCCCTCGGATGATCCCGAAGCGGACGTGCTTAGAAATAAGAATCTTAACAAATCCAATGAAGAGATTTCAAATTCAAAAACCAAGAAGGAGGAAGAAGAGAAATCATGAGCACTTATGACTTTAGTGGCTGGGCTACAAAAAACGAAGTCCAGTGCGAAGACGGCCTGATTATTACGAAGAACGCATTTATGCATCAGGACGGCGAAACGGTTCCGCTTGTCTGGCAGCATAATCACGACGATCCTAAGTATGTTATCGGCTCAGCACTTCTCAAAAACGCTGATCAGGGTGTGAGAGCATACTGCTCTTTCAACAACAATCAGATGGCCCTTGATGCAAAGGAGTCTGTATATCACGGTGATATCACGAGACTCTCTATTTGTGCAAAGGTGAAGAAGCACGATGCTAATCGTATAACACAGGGCAAAATCAAAGAGGTTAGCCTTGTTATTTCAGGTGCCAATCCTGGCGCAGTGATCGAAGAGGTTGCTCAGTCAGAGGACGGTGAGACAACCTACATCATCGATTGGGATGAACCCGGATTCTTAATCGTTGAACATTCCGACGATGAGAAAACCCCCGCTTCTGAAGAAGAGACAAAGGAAGTGGAGCATAGTGATGGCGAGACTGAAAAGAAAGAAGCTCCTAAGAAAACCGTCATAGAGGTTCTTGAAACTCTCAATGAGGAACAGGCAGCAGCAGTCGGCGTAACAATCGATGCAATTAAGTCACAATTATCTGACGGTAAAACAAAAGAAGACACAAAGGAGGACAAAGTAATGCATGGTGACAACTACAACGTGTTTGACAGACAGACCAACGGCGAGTCCGAAGGTTTTGTCATCACACATTCAGATGAAGTAGCAATCATCGAGAAAGCAAAAGAGTGCGGCAAATTCTCGGCAGCTATGCAGTCATATCTCAGCGAGAAGCAGATCGAGCATGCAGACGGAACTATCACCACTGGTGATGGAACAGCAACATTCGGATGGAATCAGGGTGGACTTACTCTTGACGAGTATCATCCTCTTCCTCTCCAGACAATCGACCACAAGGATACTGGATGGATCGGCAGGGTTGAGCGTGGTGTAACCAGATCACCTTTTGCAAAGGTTAAGATGAACTTCGCAAACATCTCTGAGGCAGACGCTCGTGCTCGTGGTTACGTAAAGGGTAACTACAAGTATCCTCAGGTTTACAACCTTTCACAGAGATCAATCTCTCCCACAAACATCATCGCTAAGCAGCAGGCAAATCAGGAGGATCTCGATGAGATCGAAGATTTCGATGCAGTTAACATGATCAAGCAGACCATGAACAAGAAGCTCAAAGAGGAGCAGGCAAGAGCAATCCTCTTCGGTGATGGAAGAGATGTTACATCTCCCGATAAGATCAAGGAGACAAACGTCATTCCCGCATATAATGACGATACTCTTTTCACGATCAAGAAGACACTCAATCCCGCTCAGGGCGAAGAGGATGCTCATGCATTCATTCAGCTTTCTGTAAGAGCACAGGATGAGTATCAGGGAAGCGGAAGCCGTATCACAGCATTCGTTAAGTCGAGTCTTGTTACCGACATGCTTCTCATGGAAGATGGCGAAGGCCGCAGACTCTACAAGAGCATCAGCGAAGTTGCTATGGCAATGGGCGTTGATGAAGTTGTAAGAGTACCCTCAGTATTCTTACCTACAAAGCTTCTCGGCCTGATCCTTGACCTTGGCGACTATAGCATCGGCTATAGCAGACTTGGTAAGCAGAAGACTTATGAGTCGTTTGACATCGACTACAACGTACATAAGTATCTCACCGAGGTACGTATGTCCGGTGCCCTGACAGTGCCTTATTCGGCAATTGCCATCTCTGAACAGTAATGAAAGGAGACAGACATCATGAAGAATTGGATGAAAGTGGATACACTCAACGTTGGTAGCATTGTTCTTTACATGAAGGACGCTTCCGCGAGTGATACCAAGCTTTACGCTGATGCAGAGTACGATACAGAGGTTACAGCCGATGATATCGTCAAAATCATCAGCAATATCTATGCCGGAGCAACTGT